TAATAATATCTCAAGATCTCAATCGGAGCATATCCCTGATCACCTAAGTATTTAGAACCCCACTGTGTCATCCATTCTGCAAGTGCGTATAAAGTAAATAAGAAAAGGCTAAAAATTATGTAGCTATATGAATTAAGTATAGCACAAAAAATACTTTTGTGATAACATATCAATGTTGTCGCACCCAATCTGGCAACAGAAAGGGGGTTTCAGCTTGGAAAATTTGCTATCATTTATTATGTCTGTATTGGCTAGCGTAGTTGCCTACTACCTATGCAAATGGTTAGACAGGCATAAATAGCGTACAACCTAACCGTGGATCTTGTCCCATTATAGACAAGAAAAAACCCCAGTATTGCCGTACTGAGGTTTTTTTCTTTTTTGTTTCAACTTGAAACATTGCTATCATTTTGCCTACTGGCATTATAGCATATGTATCTCGGAAAAACAATATACATGATTTCTAAAAAATCTGAAATGATCTAATCTTCTTTTATGTAATAGTGAAAATCTAATGTTTTATTCTCTTTGTCAAATACAATTTTTTTCACGATCGAACGGATTGCAGCTTGCTTTTCATCCTTACTGCATTGATCAGATACCAGTATATCATAAACACCGCGAATTTTATTGGGAAGTTCGTTAGATTCCTTTTCCGTTTTGTTATGATCCTGTGATTGCTGAAGAAGAAACTCACGTTCTTTTTGAATTTCTTCCTTGTTAGCCTTATATTCTGCCAAAGAATCAATACCATTCAAATATGCTTCTTTAATTCGTGCTTCTCTGGTAGCCAAACGTTTCAACTGAACATCTAGGATATCCTGTTGATTTTCAACAACCTTTTCTATACGTTCGCACTCTATGTAAGATTTACTCATATCTTCTTTCAAGACATTTAAAACCAATGGAACAAGCTTCTTTTCAGAAATTCCATGAGAAACCAGGCATTTTCCTTTAAGGTATTTGTAGCATTGAAAATTAATGTAGGTGCGATCATGACGGTATTGCACAGATGTAGAAAGAGAAGCGCCGCAGGAAGAACACTTAACAAGCCCGGACAGCCAATGTCGATGCTTTGATACAGGTTTTCCGTTTTTAGGACGATACTCATTTTTTAAACGTTCGTTTGCCCGATCCCAAAGTTCTTCAGACACAATTATAGGAACTAGTGGAGATTTTACAATAATCCATTCGCTTTCATCATTAACAACACGTGTAGTACCATTTGCATAGTTCCATCTAAGATATCCTTTATAGATCGGATTTTGGATAATATATCTAATTGTGCGAGTTTCAAAGGCTCCACCCTTCTTAGTTTTATAGCCTAAGCGATTCAAATGACGTGCGATTTCATAAAATCCCATCATAGTATTGGCATATAAATTAAAAATCATGCGAACGATATTTGCCTGATCTTCAACGATGACAAGACCTTGTCCTTTTTCTACCTTATATCCAAAAGCAGGAGATGACTGAAAATTTCCGCGAAGGGCGTTTTCTGTCATACCACGAAAAACGTCTTCCCCTAACTGGATAGAATAAAATTCATCAGTCCATTCGATGATACGCTCAATAAGATCTCCATAAATGTCTTTTGTTGTTTGCTGAGTAGTACTGATTACATCAACATTGCATTTTTTGCGTAACATAGATTTATAAACAATGCTTTCTTCTTGATTTCGTGCAAAACGATTAAATTTCCAAAGAAGTATTGCTTCAAAAGGAGAAGCAGGCTTTGTTTTTGCCAATCCGATCATTCGCAAGAAATCATGACGCTTTTTTGCTTTTCTTCCAGAAATTCCATTATCGATAAAAACATATTCGTCTGGTATATAATAACCATGCACATTTCCCCAGTCTCTAATACATCGAAGCTGTGCATCAGGAGACAGCTCTTCTTGCATATGCGTGCTGACTCTTATATAAGCAGCTGCAATTTTTTTCATGTTATCACCTTTTCCTTTTTATAAAATATTAAAAATTTGTACAAAAAATACACCCTTGCAGGGTGCCAAGAAAAAATGATATACTTTACTTGTTGAGGGAAAAGTATTTCATCTGTTCTTGACAGGTGCAAGTGTTTTTCTGAATACCGCCTAGTTACCAGCTGGGCGGTATTTTTTTTACCATTTTCCCGATATCAGCAAAATGGTTAATATTAAATTACAATACTGTACACTCTAAAGACATACTAGGAGGTACAGACTTGAATGTTAAAATTGAATATCATCTTTACCAGATCCGATCTGATAAAGGAATCAGCAGCAGAAAACTTGCTGAATTATCTGGAGTTAGTAAAAGCACGATCAACAATATCGAAAACAATCGTTATGAACCGACATTATTAACGATCTGCATGCTTGCAGAAGCATTGCATGTGTCTCCAGAAGATTTGTATTCATATAAAGTTACACCATAATGTCCAGCGTACTGGACATATCATCCCAACATCTTCCAGAATCTTTTGAAAAGATTATAATAAAAGAAAGAGGAGGATAAAGAGATGAAAGAATGGTATAGACAACAGATCAATCAAATGATCATGCACATCAATGATGAATTATTCTTGAAAAGAATCTTTATCATCATCAGAAATCACATCAAGAGGGAAGGCTAATCGTCTTCCTTCTTTTCTTTTTGCAATTCTTTCTGCAACTGTACTAACATAATCACAAATAACTGTTTTTTCATTATCATCAAGCTCATTAAATGATGTAACTATGTCTAAAATCAAATCATGAATAGGGATGGATACATCTGATAATAGAGAAACTTCATCTCCAATAGGCAAGAACATTTCACCTTTTCCATCTCGAAGCCATGTTTCGTTAACATTGTAAGTTTTACACATTAAAGAAATTACAGCGTCGATAGGTTGATTTCGACCAATTTCATAATTTGCAATAGATCCACGCTTTATACTTAATTTATCAGCAAACTCTTGTTGTGTTAAATCTAAAGACATTCTAAGAAATTTAATACGCTCATTCATATTATTTTCTGATTTTATAAAGGGATAATTGTTATATTCAATTTCACCGCATAACCATTCTTGACGAACATTATATTCTCGACAAATTGCTAAAATCATTTGTTTTGTGAGATTACGAGTTCCTTTTTCTAACCTACTGATAGATGCACCAGTTACACCAAGAGGCTTTCCAAAGTCTTCTTGACTTAATTTTAATAATTTTCGCAAATGGCGCAAACGAGTATTCATAAGTACCTACCTCCGATTGGATGGATAAAAATTATTCTTTGCTTTTGATGATTATTTTAGCTATTTCTTCGAAAATTGGATATAAAATTCCTTTTTGTTCATCATCAAGTTGATTTAAAAAAGTCATAATATCTAAAAGCATATTATTGAATTTTGAGGAACTGTTATCACAGGAGATATCTCTAAAATTGAATGTTTTATTTTGAGAAAACATTTCTCCTTTTCCAAATCTGAGCCAATTTTCATTTACGCTAAATTCACGACAAATTAATGATATAACAGCAGTGCTTGGTGCATTGACTCCTGTTTCATATTTGGCTATTGTGTTACGCTTACTTCCAATTCTATCCGCAAATTCTTGCTGAGTTAACTTTAAATATTTTCGAAGCTCTTTAATGTGTAAACCGATTTGCGGGGATGAAAACATTTCACCTTTACCAGATCGGAGCCATTCTTCGTTAACGTTGAATTCCTTACAAATTAGAAGTATAACTGAGTCCAGAGGAATGCGATTTCCAGTTTCATAACCAGTAATAGTAGATTGTTTAAGACCAACTCTTTTACCAAATGCAGTTTGACTCATGTTTAATGCTTTGCGTAATTTCCGCAATCGTTCGTTCATTAATTCGCTCCTTTTTAATGTTTACATATTGCCATGGCTAATCATTATCTTTTTCTCTTTTTTTAGCTCTTTCTTCAATAGCGTTACAGAAAACTTTTTTTCCATTGTCATCTAATTTATCAAATGCTTGCATTATATCCAAAATAAGATCGTAAAAAGGATTAGAGTCTTCTAATAAACGAGAAACAATTTCTACAACTTCATCTTCGATAGGAAGAAACATATCACCTTTACCAGATCGGAGCCATTCGTCATTGACATTAAACTCACGACAAATTGATTTAAGCATGCGATCAGTGAGACAATTTTCTCCTCTTTCAATTTTTGAGATAGCAGTTTTTCTAACACTTAATTTCTTCCCAAAAATTTCTTGCGAAAGTGATAACTCTTTTCTTAATATACGAACTCGTTCACCTTGTGTCATATAATTCACCTCCTTCTAAACACACAATAGCACGAAAAAAAAAGAAAATCAATAAAAAGATACACTTAAGGGACAAAAAGTATTGACAAAAACCACTCAAGATATTATTATGAAACTGTAAGGGACAAGAAAAATGATATACAGAAACAAGTAAACAGGCAGCAGATGGATGGATACTCCGTCCGAAACTGTATAAACCCCGTACAGTATAAAGAAAAATCCTCAAATACGTTAACAACGTATCCTCCACTGGATAAAAGGAATGAACAATGATGATCGGGCGGAGTATCAATCTATCTGCGCCAGGAACAAAAGGAAAGAAGGTGAAAGATATGAAAGAAAAAGATAAAGAGCTGTATGAAAAGACAGTGGAAGATTTAAAGAAATTAGACAGAAATACATTAGTAATGCTTAATGTGAGCATTAAGATGTTGGTTGCCAGACAGGAGATGGATGAAAACAAACCAACAACAGCAGCATAAAAGACAAGCAGGAATAAATAAACTGGAAAGAAAGGTGAAAGGAAATAGAAAAAACAGAACTAACAGAAAAAGATATCTATTGCATTGCAAGAATTATTCAAAGTTCCGTATTTGCAAGCGGATGGATATTTTATGGATGTCAATATTGTGAATACTGGAAAGAATGCGAAAAATCTTTTGAAAATGAAAATGGGAAAATGCATTATGACGTGATTATGAACAAACTCCAACAGATTACTGGCTTGGATATGGGATTGAATGCAAGTAATCTGCCAGAGAAATTTCAACGTGATCTTAACCAGGAAAGAAGGTGAAGTATTGACAGAGCAAGAGATCAGGGACATAGGAATCAGATGTGCATTAAGGCATATGGATTCTCTAAGAATGCAGGCGAAGGAAGAGAAAAAAGCAGATTTTACAGAACCATGCAAGAACTGTCCAGATATAGAATCATGCAACTGTGATTGCAGTACAACGACAAAAAAGATTGCAGACGAAGCAGGATATAACGTTGATTTAGTAGGCGGAACAATAAAACTGTACCGTATGAAAAGCATGAGCGTTATTGTGGATGAGGATGAAAATGGGATCTCGTTGGATATTAAAACAAAATACCCAGTAAAACTAAGAAAACCAGGGCGATTAATAAGAGCAATATATAAAGCTCGTTTAAAAGTAGCTAAAAAAATTATACGCAAAGAAAAGGAGAGGGCAAAAAAAGAGAAGAAAGAAGAAGAGTTTAAAAATAAAGTGCAGCAAATTATAAACATAATGAATGTATGTGGGAATTTGGTGTTGGTACAGGATGAAGGAAAAATATTAAAGTTTGTATGCAGTGGACTAATTGGATCTGAGGAAGAATTCTTTGAGAATATAAAAAGAGAACTCTCCGAAGCAATATCGGAGAGTTGAGAAATTATAAAACAAAATTATTTAAGAATTCAGTGATAATTTTTAAAGCTTGATCAATCAAAACGTCAGAAACCTTTTCTGCTATTGCTACCAATAAAGATTCAAGAATAACAGAAATGATGTAATTCTTTGGCTTTGGAGCTTCTGGATATTGATCATATAACTTATCAAGCTTATCAGCGATAGATTGAGGTACTGACATATTAGCTTGTTCTACAGTAAGGTCAGCTTTTAATTTAGCAATTTTCAACTCAAAGTTTCGATATTCAGATAACTTCTCATTCGTGAAATTAGATAACTCTTTATGTGTTGCCAAAATAGTGTTCTCCTTCCTTATTTACTTGGACGTGGCAGTGTCCTGTAAGTTCATTATAGGAAGAAAGATGTAAATAGACAAGGAGAATACTGTTTTGGCAACACAGGAAAAAAGTAAATAGCAAATAAGACAACAGATGGATTGACACTCCGTCCGATTGAGATGCAGGCGATTCCTGACTGCGATCCAAAAAGAAATCCTTAGCTCCGAAACCACGCGGAGCCTCCCCAATTAATCGTTTATCTATATGTGAATAAATCGGGCGGAGTGTCAATCCATCTGAACAACGAAACAAAAGAAAGAAGGTGAAAAATATGACAGAGAAAAGAAAAGACATGTTTGAAAGAACAGTGGAGAATCTTAAGAAACTGGACAAGGAATCCTTGGCGATCGTAAAGGCGAGCATCGAGATCTTGGCTGCACGTCAGCAGATGGATGAGAACACCCCAACGAATGCTGCATAACAGACAAGCAGATACAAATAGACTGAGAAGAGAGGAGGGAACGCTATGGAAGAATATAAGGTAAGACGATTTGTGAACGACAAAGAAGTAAGAGAACTGACACAAGAACAAAAAAAGATGATGGCAGTGACAGTGATCAGAGCCATCGGAGCAAAAGAAAAGAAAACAGCCCGGTGAGATTCCGGGCAGGAAGGACAAGTTATACATATAGAGATTCAGGAGGTTGAAAATGAGAGACGAATTCTTATTTAATTGTGAGCAAAAGATCATGGAAGCAAATCTGTGTTTGATGTGTGGGTTGAAAGAGATTGGATTGAAAAAGATGAAAGAAGTTTCTGACGATCTGATGCAAGAGATTGGAAACAGCATACATCCATTTACAACAAACACTCAACCATATGTGATCGCAGCGTTAAGAGTACTGGCGAACAAACTGGAAGAGAAAACAGATGGAAAATGGGAAAACACAATCAAAGGTATAGAAAAAATAATGAACACAATAGATGTAATACCAAAAGAAGAAGAGGTGTAAAAATGCAAGAAAAATTATTAAAGACGTTAATGTCATCAATGGAAATGAGAAAAGCAGGTAATAGTACACTGTCAACATTGATGATGGAACAGGCAAGCGTTGAGGCCGCAAGAGATATAAATGATTTTGTCACACCATGTTGTGATATTACAGCACCAATTACTGTTGGAGCATTAAGATATGTTGCGGACATAATGGAAAAAGGACTGTTAAATGCGGATCAAACTGCAATTGCAAAAAAAGTACAAGAAGCATTACATAACTCAACAAGGGTGGAAACATACAAATATGAAGAGAAAACAAAAAAGTCAGAACAAAGAAAGGATGATTGATATATATACAGGAATAGTGTTGATGTTTTATGTAACAGTCGGTGCGATCGTGATTCTTACTTTCGCAAGAACAAAGCTAGGAAAATACGCAATGAATTATATGTTGGACAAACTGACTCTGTAAAAGGGAGAACAAAGAGATGAAAAAAGAAAATAAAAAAAGTGCCATGGCATCAGCGAATACCACAGCACAACATAAAAATCCAAACACATTATATCACGATAGTGAGGAAAAAGGCAAGATGAATATAAATACTGCTACCTTTGTGCTGAAAAATGTTCTGACAAGATATGATAAGCAAATGGAAATGCAGGGATATATAACAACAATAGCAAAGGGCTTAAATGACGAGAATCCAACGATATCTGCAATAAGAAAAGCTGTCGAAATACTGGAAAACATTAAAATAGTATATCAAAAAACTGTGATTCCAAATGAATTATATAGAGATGGAAATATTGAGTACATAAAGAAAGGTTCTGCTATAGGAATGGCAGATGAGCTGATTAATTATATAGAATTTAAAGACAGGTATATCTTTGAGCTTGATCAAAAAGAAATAGTAGGAAAATTGATGATCATAGATATGCGTAAAGGAGCAGAAAATGAGTGAAAAGACAAGGAAAATGATTCTGATCAAAGATGGAGTAAGTATTGACATTTTTGATGATAAAAATATGAGTGATCGAGTATTAATGCTTGACTATCCGGAAGGAACGGCTATGGAGAAGCTACATAAATTTTACAAGCTGATAGGAAAAGAATGTGAGAATGTAGAAATTGTGCATCCAAAAAGGCTATACACACTAACAGAAGAACAGTATCCAGTGATGATGCTTGTAGATGAAGAGTATTTGTATCATAAAACAGCGCAGATCAATCCAATTGCGTCATATCTATATGAAACAGATGTTCATGGGCATCCGATTAATGGGAATGTTCTGGTTGTTGGAATGAAAAAAGGATTAGATGGAATGGAATTTTGCGGAATAAATGCAGAGCAAGCCGAAGAATTACGTGAACGACTAATAACGATCAGACAGCATTTAGAATAAGGAGATCAAGATGAGATTGACAATGAGAAATCATAAATCTTATACATACAGAGCGTCCTTGATCCGCGTAGATAATAACTGCGCGATCGGAGACGTTGTGAACAAACTTGGAAGATACGAGGACATATGTGATGATCCGGAAAAGCTAAAGAAAATGATGCAAGAAAAAGGCATCCCGGAACAGTGATCGGGATGCCTTTTCAATGCCATATTGTGGATAAAACCACAAATATATTATAGCAAATTAAAAACAAAAAAGCAAGGAAATAAGCGGTTCGACTCCGCTTTTATAACTCGATAAAAGTATTAACTTTAGATAAATATTAATAACTAAAGTAGACAGAGTACCAAAAAGGAAGATGGACCGATGCCGTATTGGATAAGAACAGTATATGCAGGTAAGTGCAAAGAGGTAAAAAAGTACTACAGCAGAAAACATAAGCCAAAAGAAAAGAGAATAAAGAGAGAAGAGCCGACGAAAGAAGCGCAGGAAAATGTAAACATAAGGAAACAGACAGAACAGCTTAGATGGAAGCTGAACTGCAATTTCCGAGAAGGAGACATGTTCGTCACGTTCTCATACAAGAAAGAAGAACGACCAGATACATATGAGGACCTGATAAAGCAGAAGGACGGACTAATTACAGACCTAAGAAAAGAATACAAGAAGCAAGGGAGAGAGTTTAAATATATCTACGTACTCGAAACCGGAAGCAAAGGAGCAAGACATATCCATATGGTCCTGGAAAGCATAGAGCCAAAAGCAATTAAAAGATGTTGGGACCGTGGGAGAATAAATATCCGACTACTTGATAGCACTGGTCAGTACGGCAAGCTAGCAGCATATCTTATAAAAGAAAAAGGGAGAAAGAAGATGGAGAAGTACGGAGGAAAGACATACTCAACATCGAGAAATTTAAAACAACCAATTATAAAAAAAGAATTGGTATGGGAAAGAGATTTCTTCCGAACAGACGCAAAGAGCCAAAAAGGCTACTATATCGACAAAAGACACGATGAAGAGAACGGCGGTGTACGTAAAGGATACACAGCAACAGGATATCCATATATGGAATACATTTTAGTTCAGAATGGATGCAGATCCTGGCACATAGATGATGGAGGATAAAGAATGAGCAGAACAAGAAGACAACAGTACATGCTAAGAACAGAAGCAAGTGAACAAGAAGCAGTGATCACAATTTGCAAATTCATGGAGAATCGTTATCCAGAGCTGAAATTATTGCATCATTGTCCAAACGGTGGGAAACGTGATCGCGTAAGTGCAGCAGTCTTGAAACGGCAGGGAGTAAAGGCAGGCGTACCAGATCTGCACCTTCCAGTGCCAAAAGGACAGTACGCAAGTTTATACATCGAAATGAAATACGGAGATGGGAGACTGCAAAAGGAACAGAAGGAGTTTTTGAAACAGGCAGCAGAATATGGAAACTTCGTTACAGTCTGCTACAGCCAGGAGATTGCGCTCAAAGTGATCGAAGAATACGTAAAGCTAAATCAATGGGACGCCATGCCGATCGAGAATAACCAAGTGATAAAAACAATGGCAGAAATGGAGTAAAAGATGGTAAAAACAATCAAATTGATAGGGATACTAGAGTATATGCACAGTATAGAAGAAGTAATGTCCATTGAAGAATATATCGAAAAAGCTACAGAAAAAGGATACAAGGTAGGAGTGGAGAGAATGCCAGGGGACACAATGACAACGATGAAGATTTACAAAGAAATTGAATATAAGGGGGCGAAACAAAATGATAGCAAGGAAATGTGATATATGCAGTGAAGTCTTTGAGCCTTATTTAGTGTCAAATACTATTAGCGGAAAAAGAGACTCGTATTACCAAATAAAGGTAACGGAAAACGATTTTATCAGCAGGGGTGCAAGAACCAGACATGAATATGATGCTTGTATGGAATGCAAAAGGAAATTCATCAAGTGGGTAAAAGATGAAAAAAGAAAAGCAAAAGAATAAATAGCCATATTAGGAGGAAAAAACCATGAAAGTAATTGGGATTGGTAATTTAAAAGGTGGAGTTGGAAAAACAACAACAGCAACATCACTGGCGTATCTCCTGGGAAGATACGGAAAGAAAGTGCTGGTAGTAGATGCAGACGCACAAGGAAACGCATCACAGACGATGGGCGCATACGATCCGGACGAAAAAGGACTTGCAGGAATCATACTGGGAGAAAAAAGTGCAGAAGAAGTAATCAAGCGCACAAAATATGAAAACGTAGACATCGTAACAGCAAACATGTGGCTGATGCAGGCAAATGCGAAAATGCTAAACAGTGAGGGCAACCAGATAGATCGCATTGAAAACATGTTAAAAACTGAATGTATCCACAGCAAATATGATTATGTAATATGCGATTGTGGATTATTACTGGATATAACAGTAATAAATGTGATTAAAGCAGCAGATATGTTGATAATTCCGGTAAAGGCAGGTGGATATGGAATCAAAGCAGTTGAAAATATGATTGATCAAACAAAAGGACTCCATGAAGGGCAGCAGGTCAAAGTCTTAATGACGATGAAAACTGGAAACAAAACGAATAAAGAAACAGCGGTATGGCTGAAAGACATGTACAAAGATAAGATGTTTAAAACAGAAATCAGAAGATCAGTCGTTGCAGAAAAAGCAGAAACAGATGAAAAGCCGATTCCAGCAATGTCAGGGGGAAGCAATGCAGCGAGAGACTATAACAACGTAATAAAAGAAATTATGAGCGAAGAAGAATGGAATGAAGCTCAGGAATATATCAAAACAAGAAGAAGAAATAAGAAAACTGGAAGATTCCAGAAGATAGATTAAGAAAGGAGGGAGAAAACATGGCAGGATTTAGCGTTATAGACGTTCTAAACAAAAAGAGCAAGGAAGGAATCGAAGAGAAGCCGAAAGCACGATTTAGAACAAAAGATATTGACATCTATAACATCTATGCGAATGAGAGCAACGTAAGCGAGCAGATCAATATCGACGAAAAGGCAGCAGAGATCAAACTGATTGGTCTCTTGCAACCTCTAGAAGTGATGTACGCACCGAATGAGAGTGGAGAAGAATACCGCTTGATCGGTGGAGAACGAAGATGGCGAGCATTGAGGAAACTAGTAGAGGAAGAAAATCTTCAGGAATTTAGAGAAGCCACATGCCATATCAGAAAACCACGAAACAAGAATGAAGAAGTGATAGAGATATGCATATCAAACAGCTACAGGAGAGTATCTACAGAAAAAGAACTAAAAAGAATACAAATGCTGATGGATGCTCTAGCAGATGCAAAAACAAAAGGCGAGCAGATTATGGGTTACGATCTGCAATCTGGAAGGTTAAGAGACATTGCGGCCGAAATAACAGGAAAGAAACCGACACAGATCGCAAATGCAATGAGCATCAACAATAATTTGATTCCGGAGCTGAGAGAACTCCTGGAACGTCAGGAAATCAGTTTTTCGACAGCGGTAGAGATCGCAGGACTGGAAGAAGATGAACAAGAAGAGATATACAGTTGGTATCCGGACAAGATCATAACTGTAAAAAAGATAAGAGAGTATAAGCAACGCATCCTGGAAGAACAACAGGAAGAAAATTTGAAGGAATCAAGACAGGAAGCCGAAGCGGATGAGACCGAAGAAGAGGAAGAAGCAGAGATTGAAGGACAGATGGAACTGGAAAAAGATTTTCCAGAGTATTGTCCGGAACAATTAGAAAAGCAGGTTGATGTTGATGCAGTAGAAAAAGAAAAAACAGAACGTGTGGAGATTCCACGGACAAATAAGGTTGAAGTACCAGGAAACGAAACAGATGAACGAAGACACCGCCTAAAGCTTGCAAAGATGTTTTTTGACGCAGTAGACACAGGAAAGAAGTCATTCGAATTGCGAAAAAACGACAGGAACTATCAGATCGGGGACATCTTGGAACTGCACGAGATGAGTGATGGAGAAGAAACAGGAAGAGTAACAGAAAAACAGGTGATCTATATCCTAGAAGGCTTTAAGGGCCTGGAAGAAGGTTACTGTATTTTAGGATTGGAAGAAAAAGGGGAATAAACATGGACATACGAGATAAAGTTCAAATAGACGCGATTAAAGACAGAGCAGGATATAGTATCTGTGATTACGGAACACATGTATTGATTTACAACGGAACATATGGAGTGTATGTACCAGAAGAAGATGTGATGTTAAATCCAAAGTGTTATGAAAAAAATGAGGACATAACAAGCTTAAATCCATACGATGTAGAAGATGCAACAAGAAGTGCAACAATCATAAAAGAATCAATTACATTTAGCGGAGAAATTGCGAACGCTGTGATTGATTACGGACGAGAAAAAACATGGATATGGCAGAGTGTGATAAAGAAATTCGGGAAAAATCGTATGTATGGAGTGGCAGATGTACATATGGAAGGAGAAGAAAAAAAGATAGTCGTGGTAATGGATGCAGAAGGAAACATAATTGGGATCATTAAAACAATGGCAGATATAGAAGCAAAGAAAAATGACACCTACACGATTTAGGAGGATATATGAACAAAGTAATGCTAATGGGCAGATTAACCAGGAAGCCTGAGATAAGTTGGAATGAGGACGATCTGTGTATAGCAAGGTTTACACTAGCCGTAGATCGCAGATTTAAGCGAGAAGGGCAGCAGGATGCAGACTTTATTAGCTGCGTTGCATTTGGCAAAGGCGCAGAATTTGCAGACAAATGGCTAGATCAAGGAACTAAGATCGCCCTGGAAGGAAGAATCCAAACAGGGAGCTATACAAAAACAGACGGAACAAAAGTGTACACGACGGAGATCGTGGCTGAAAACATGGAATTTGCAGAAAGGAAAGAACAATGATCGAAGGGATAAAGAAGATCAGAGAAGCAGTTAGAAAAATAACGGCAGGACTAAGGAAAGATGGAACGATTAACGTACATCCAGAATGTGAGAGCTACATAAAAGAAAAGTTAAAAGAAGGAGAAAGGCACACAAATAAAAAAATAGAAGTACCAGGGGAAGCAATAATATTTGCCGACGGAGAAAAAGTCGCAAAATTAACGAACATTAAAAATGTTCAAATGCAGGAAGAAGCAGCAAAAGGCAGCAAGATTGCATATGGAACGATAGAACTAAAAATGCCAAAAGTGTATGAATGGGAAATTGAGATGAGCGATATAAAAAGAGAAACAAGAAAGCAAAAGAGAAAGCTGCATAATGCAGGAAACAATAAAAGAAAAATGAACGGACAACCATTAAAAAGGTTTATAGCAAAACAAAAGGTCCGAAAAAGAAAGGTGTCCGATTCGGACACAATGAAATGATGCACTACTGGTAATAACCAGATGCAATATACCACAGTAACTATTAACAAAACGCATAAGAAACAAAGAAGTCATGTATAAGCCATGAGATCTATTAGCCTACTGCCAGAAAAGGCAGCAGGCAGAAAGGAGAACAGACAGCTTAGTTCTTTACCTGAGAGATTCTTTTAGCAACTATTAACAAAGTTTTATTATACATTATCAAATTTCTGTTTATTTATAACACAATCATTATTATTTTTTTACAAATCACAAACCACAAACGAAGAATCACAGGGATTTAACATGATTAGACAAAAAGGAAGAATCAGTGATCACGGTTAAATACACTGCATCAGGTAAAGAACTAAGCTGTCTGAGAAGAAAAATATGCAGTATACAGAAGAATTTAAAAGAGGAATTGTAAGGACGTTACTAGCGTCAGGGATGACGAGAAGAGAATTTGCAGATAAAACAAAAATAACCTTGCTGACATTAAGGAAATGGGTAAAACAGTATAAAGACGAAGAGATAGAAAAAGTAGACGATAACAATCGAAAAAAATATAGCGAAGAATACAAAAAAAGAATTGTAACTCAAATGCTATTTGACGGAATAACATACAAAACAATGGCAAAGAAAACAGGAATCAGTCCACAAATGCTGGAGTACTGGGATAACAAGTATCGCTATATAATAATCGCCGATCATGAAAAAATGATAAACAAAAGAAGAAAGAAAGTTAAAACAGGAGCAACGTGGCACCGATACGGAGCAGGAGCAGGAAGGTATGAATAGGAGAAAGAAAATAATGGGAACGATTAGAGACAGAGTAGGAAAGATTCACATGCACACTCACGGAGTAAGCTTCGGAATTCCAGAGTATCTCGCAGAAAAAGGACTAGATGTAAATATAGAATATGTTGGAGATGGAACGGAAAATAGTGTACTGGCAATCGAAATATTTAAAACTAAAAAAGTAGAAAAGGAAGAAGAACATGACAGATTCAGATAAAGAAGTATTATATGCACGGGAAAGAATTTCATTTTTGTTAAAAGGAAAGGAGATAGTGAAGATCTATGCTGATACAAGTCGAAGATAAAACGATTGTGAATACGCAATGTATACGAGATATATGGATTTACAAACATCAGTTCAAAGATAATGAAAAGAAATACTATGTTGAATGTGACATGACAGGAGGTATGTCTAAAACTGTTAAGACATGCAATACAAGAGAGGAAGCAGAAAAAGCACTAGAACAAATACTTAGTCAGTACGACAGAGGGCAGAGAGTCATTAAGATCAAGTAATTATTAAAGAACAACTAATATATCAATTAATGCATCAACTATGGAGGAAAGAGAACATGAAAAAAATACATTTTATCGTAATTACAATGGCAATAATGAGTTGCGTATTGGCAGGTTGTGATACAAGTCAAATAGATAATAACGGGAATAAGTTGCCGACACGAAAAGTAATCACAGGAGAAATTTCATATGATACTAAAACAAAAATTGTTTATTGGGATATGTATTGTAAAATGACACCTTATCTTAGCAAAGACGGTAGATATTGCAGATACGAGAAAGGAAAAATTGTGCCAATTGAAAAGAAATGATCAGGAATGTAAAGATATATGTGATAGATGTCCGTTAAATAAATTGTAGGAGGGAAAAAATGAACAAGAGGAATGATGAAGAAAATGCATGCTTGGTTATACAGTGTGAAAATTGCGGAAAATTGCATGTATATAAAAGAAGAAAAAAAGATGGAGAAGCATGCTCATATTGCGGTGGTGGACCGATGTGGATGATGGGGAATGCAATCATGCATGAAAACAAAGAAAACCAAGTAAAAATTAGAGTATCTGTGGAACGTGAAGAATTGGACAGGCTCATGAAAGATATGGATAACGATAGTTGCATTCATTGTGAGAAGGAAGTGATTGATAATGACTGACGAAGAAAAAAGAATGGTGGAATTTAACAACTACATAGATGACTTGAACATAGATGCCTTGATTAAATTTATGAATGGGGAAAGCGATGACTTTGAACCGATTCCGAAACCAAAGGAAGTTGATGACGATAACAGGCGTTAATAAGCTGGCAAATGAAGCTTATGACAAGATAAGGAAATTGAGCAAAATTAAGATTGAATGTTAGGAGACAAAATGAACGACTTATTAATTAAAGCACTTATTACAGTAATGATAATAGATGCAGGAATGCATTTTTATTATGATTACAAAAAGAATACATACCAAAGCCTAAAATTTTTAATATTAACGGTATTAATGGCAGTTTCGGTTGGAGCAGCATTAACAAAACAAGAAACAGATAACGTGCAGCAACGAATGAAAATAATAGAACAAAAAATAGAAATGCAAGAAGAAGGAAAGGAGCCAGAAGAGGATGGAACAATTCATGAAATGTGCGTGCATGGTGATGCTGATAATAGACATAATAAAGGACATAAAGAGCAAATTAAAGTATATAAAGAAAGAGGAATAAATGTTAATGACGATAGGGCTAGAGATGAGAAAAAGATGTGTTGGAATGCTTTTTAAAACATGGAATATGGGTGGAAATCACTTTGTTTGGTGGAATTGAGGTGGAAGGATATCTGCGAAAAGCAAGTGCAGAAGAATTAAAAGATTATCAACGCTATTATTTAGCATTCGAAGAATGTGAAAAATATTATTATGTAACATATAAAAAAGTGGAAAACCAGATAAAGAGTTATATTTTGACGAAAGAAGTGTACTGAGTATAACTTGGGCAGGAAAACCATTCGAGAAAATCATAGATGGAGAAAAAAGATGGGATATAGAGATTGTCCGTGCTTGAAATGCGACCACGGCGGAGAAAGAGAAAAGAGAATTGAATGCAGGAGAAAATGCACAGAATTTGTTGCTTGGAAACTAAGCATGCAGGCGGTAAGACAAAAGAAGAAAGAAGACAAGAATAAATTTTATTCGGAAACGAAACTAAAATGCTACAGAAGAAAAGCGATGAAACAAAAAACTGGACGGAAAAGGTAACAGATTACTGACTGGAGGAGATAGGAATGCAGAACATAAGACCGGTATCAGAAAAGAAATGGGATATAAGTAATCATGCTTTTTATCAAGCATATCATTTTGCGATGAGGTACAAAGAATTTAAAGACATTCTTAAGTACAAAACAAATACTGTAGGAAGCCCTAAGTTCAGAGATACAACAGGATCTGGCGTAACAAAGAGTGCAACAGAAGAATTGGCAATCAAAAGAGCATGGGCGAAAAAGAACTGTAAGATGATAGAGGAATCGGCAAAGCAAGCTGACCAACAGCTATATAAATACATAATCAAGGCAGTGACAGAAGAAGGAATAACATATAAGTACCTGAAAACAGTAATGAATATACCAGCCGGAAAAAACTACTTCTATGAAAAGAGGAGAAAGTTCTACTACATCCTATCCAAAAAGTTAGATGATTAAAATTGTAAAATAAAGAAAATAAAGGGAAGAAAGGGACTCACATACAATTCAGAGTGTTATTATAGTAGCATGAATTAAAAAGGGAACGAGAATGTAAGCCATACAGCAGCAGATCTTGTTTCTTTTTTTATTATGGACATCTAGCTCAGTAGGTAAGAGCAGTCGGCTCATAACCGATCGGTCCGGGGTTCAAGTCCCTGGATGTCCAGTAAAAGGAAGTGATGCAATGCCAATTTACAAGCGATGCAGCAAATGTGGAAAAAGAATTCCATCCGGTACAACATGTGAATGTATTAAGCAGATCAGACGGCAGCAGAAGAAGGAACGAGATAAAGATTATGATCAGCACCGAAGGAATAAGACAAATGCTGCATTCTATAAGACAAAAGCTTGGGTACTGACAAAGGAAGATGTACTCGTGCATTACATGTACATAGATCTCTATGCATACTATCACGATGGCAAGCTCGTGCCAGCGACAATGGTTCATCATATCATTCCAGTTTCAAAGGACTACACGAAGCGATTGGACAGAGACAACCTGATACCATTAAGCGACAAGAGACACGGCATAGTACATAAGCAGATGAAAGAAGGAAGAGAAGAAGAGATCATCCAACTGCTTCTTGAGTACAAAGAGAAATGGAAGAAAAAGGAAAATTCAGAGGTGGGAGGGGTGGTCAAATTGTTTTGAGCGTTCCTATAGACCGCACGCCCTAGATTTCTTTTCGCAAAATTCTAAATATAAAATTTGAAAAATGAAAGGAGTGAGAAAATGCCACGCAAACGAAAACCACTTGCAACACAAAAAGGGAATCTGACAGTTGCACAACAAGAAGACAAAAAACTGGAAGAACGACTTGTGCTCACAGGCAAGGAAACCCTAGCAAAACCGCCAACTTGGCTCATTGATGCCAGGGCTAAAAATGAATTTAAAAGACTTGTAAAAGAGTTCGAAAAAATGGAAATTGATGTGATCGGTAACCTGGATGTGAACAACCTGGGGTGCTATTGTAATGCGTTTTCTTACTATATTTCAGTTACAAAACAGCTCAAAAAAGAGAATAAAGTGATTAAAAAACCGACTCAAAATGGCGAAATTTTGGTTAAAAATCCACTGTGTGATCTGCAAAAAATGTATTCAGAGGAGATGAGGAAGTTCGCATCGATGTGTGGACTCACGATAGATTCGAGACTGAAAGCGGCAACGATTGCGAGAGAAGGCATTGATAACGAGATCAATGATGAATTCGGTGACATATGACAGTAAAAAACAGGCTGATCAGGTATGCAACCGACTGCATTAGCGGAAATATAATCTCTTGCAAGAAGCATAAACAGGCATGCAGCAGATTCTTGAGAGATGTGAAAAGGGAAGAAAGTGGGGAAGCCTCTTTTTACTGGGACGACCAGGAAGCACAAAAAATTATCAAATGGTTTAGCTTACTGCGACATTCAAAAGGAGTCCTAGCAGGAAAGCCGATCAAGCTGACAGAATGGCAGCAGTTTCATTTGTGCCAATTGTATGGTTGGAGAAGAAAAGAGGATGGGTATAAGCGGTTTAAGAAAAGTTTTATAGAGGTTGCACGAAAAAACGCAAAGAGCCAGGAAGAAGCAGGCGTTGCATTGTATGAGATTTCTGTGCAGGCAACAAAAAATAAAGAAGTTTATGAATACTATACAGCAGGTGTGAAACGAGATCAGTCTAAGATCGTATTTGAAGAAGCAAAACTGATGCTGAACGGATCGCCATTGAGAAAGAAGTTTAAACTTACAAATAATGCGATCACACATGTAAAAACAGGAAGCTATATAAAAGCATTGTCAAAAGAAGATGGAAAAACTGGAGACGGAACGAACCCAGCCGGGCTGATTGTAGACGAGTACCACCAGCACAAAACAACAGAGTTTCTTGACCTTGGACTTGGATCGAATACAAAAGAATCTTTGTTGATGATCATCACAACAGCTGGAATGGATCTGACGTATCCTTGCTATACACAGGAATACGATTACTGCAGCAAGGTGTTAGATTCTAATATTGATGTTGAAAATGATACATATCTGATTGACATCATGGAAATTGACCAGGGAGATGATATTGGAGATGAAGAAAACTGGAAGAAAGCGAATCCAATCAGAATGTCATATCCGGCCGGGCGAGAAAAAATCCGTGGAGATTACGAGATCGCAAAGGTAATTCCAGAAAAAATGATAGCCTTTTTAACAAAAATGCTGAACATGTGGGTACAGCAGAAGGAAAATGGCTACATGAATATGGAAAAATGGAAGAAATGTGAAGTGAAAAAACTTCCGATCGACATCAAAGGGAAGCCAGTTTATGTTGGCTTCGATATGTCTTCCAAAATTGATTTAACGTCAGTAGCGTTTGTGATTCCGTATAGAAATGGGAAACTGGACCAGACAGGAAGAGAAATCACAGAATACATTGTATTATCTCATTCGTTTATTCCAAACCAAGAAAAACTAATGGAAAGAGTATTCAGGGATAAAGTTCCATATGATGCATGGGAGAGACAAGGATTCATAACAATAACAAATAGCGAAATCGTGGACCAAAACGTAGTAATGGATTACGTTCTTAATTTTTGCAAAGAAAATGAACTGGATATCCAGACATTATGCTTTGATCCGGCAAATGCAAGTAAGATCATGATTGATTTATCGAATGAAGGCTATATTGTTGAAGAAGTTTATCAGAGCCACAAATCCTTGAATGAAGCAACAGAGGGATTCAGGGAAGAAGTGTACATGGGAACTGTATGCTATTTGTATAATCCGGTTTTGAATTACTCAATGAGTAATGCGGTGATTAAAAAAAATAATGGACTGATCAAGATCGATAAGGATGCAACATCCAAGAAGATTGATCCAGTAGATGCGACGCTGTGTGGCTATAAATTAGCAAGGTATCACGAATTTAACAATATCAGACAAGAAGCGTTAGATGAATTTTTAGCAAATGAATGGTAGGAAGAAAAATGGGAATAGCAGCAAACATTATAAATAAAATAACAAATTGGTTTAGGGGATCTCCAACAAAGGGAATGTCAGAAGAGGACTTTGCAGAATGGCTTGGAATTGGATACAGAAATAAGAGTGAATTGCGAGAGGTAACTTACTACACTTGCATGAAAATCTTATCGGAAACAATGGGGAAACTGCCAATTAAGGTTTATGAATGGCAAGGGAGCAAAGGAAAGGTTAGAGCAGATCCGGACGATACATCCAAACTACTAAATGAAAGACCGAATCCACATATGACACCATCTATATTCTTTGCGACAGTTGAGAACAATAGAAATCATTATGGGAATGGATATGTATGGATTCAACGAAGAATTTCAAGGAATGGAAGCGAAAACGTAGGCCTTTGGATTATGCAGTCAAATTGCGTGACACCGATCTATGATAACAAGGGAATATTTGCTGGAGAAGGCAAGATCTATTATCAATATACAGATCCGCTGGATGGAGAAATGTATGTATTTCCAGAAATGGATGTGCTGCACTTTAAAACGTCAATGACGTTAGATGGATTAACAGGAATCCCGGTACGAGATATGCTTGGAGATGTGGTAGAAGGGGCATCACAGAGCCAACAGTACATGTCGAATCTGTACAAAGGCGGAATGACTGCATCGATGGCACTACAGTATTCTGGAGAAATTGATGAATCAAGGATCAAATTATTGCAAAAGAAGTATGATAAGTATCTTTCAGGCCCGAAGAATGCCGGAAAGATTGTGCCAGTACCAGCAGGTATGCAGCTACAGCCATTAAATTACAAGCTGACAGATGCACAGTTCTTTGAACTGAAGAAATATACAGCGTTGCAAATTGCAGGAGCGTTCGGAGTCAAGCCGAATCAGATCAATGATTACGAAAAATCATCTTATGCAAATTCAGAAATGCAGCAGTTGTCATTCTTGGTAGATACAATGTTGTTTCCTCTGAAACAATACGAAGAGGAACTAACGTATAAGCTGTATGTAGGAACTGACAAGGAGTGCAAATTCAATGAAAAAGCAATTCTACGAACAGATTCCAAGACGCAGATGGATATTATTGCACAAGGAATCCAGAACGGAGTGCGAAAAGTAAATGAAGCACGAGAACTGTTAGATCTTCCGAGAGATCCAGATGGAGATGTACTTTTGATGAATGGCAACTTTATCCCAGTTAAAATGGCCGGGGAACAATATAAGAAAGGAGAAACGAGTGCTTGAAAGAATTAAAATTTTATAACAAAGATCGTGATGGAAACAGAAAAATCTGTGGATCCATGACGATCAAGAACCAGACAGATTCATCAGCGGATCTGTTTTTTTATGGCGACATTGTAAGCGAAACATGGCAGAGCGAATGCTATGAAGAGGATATGGCACCGGGAGATGTGAAAGAGTTCCTTGATCAGTTAGACGGAACTGAAAACATCAACATACATATCAATTCTGGCGGCGGCTCTGTGTTTGGCGGTATCGCGATCTACAACATGCTGCGTCACAACAATGCACACAAGACAGTGTACGTTGATGGATTAGCAGCAAGTATTGCATCCGTAATTATGATGGCAGGAGATGAGATCGTAATGCCTAAAAATGCAACAGTCATGATCCATAAGCCGTCGGCAAGTTATTTTTTTACAACAAAAAATGCGGATGATCTTCGAAAGGATGCAGATTCGTTGGACACTTGCCAGGAAGCGATAATGCAAACGTACATGACAAAAGCAAAGGTAGACAAAGAAGAAATCGAACAAAAAGTAAACAATGAAACATGGTTAACCGGAGAAGAGGTTGCAGAGCTATTTGATGTAAAGGTCGAAGAAGCAAATGATGCAGTCGCATGTGCTGGAAGTTCCATGTTTTTTTGTTACAAAAATGTCCCAACGAGTTTGACTGCACAGGAGGAAAATACGCAGAAAAAGGACGAGCAGAAGCCTTTAAGCAGACAAGACATAAAAGAAATTTTTAACGAATCTTTTAGCGAGTACCAAGCAAGGGAAAAAGAGAAGAAAGAACTATTAGAAAGCTTAAACCAGTATGGAGAAAGGAAACAGAATGGATAAGAGAGAAATTGCAGCAAAAATTACACAGAAAAAAGAAGAAATTAAGAACCTGATTGCTCAGGATAATTTGGAAGATGCGAAAAAAGCAAGAAAAGAAATGAAGGACCTTCAGGAGAAGTATGATCTTCTGGATGAGATGGAACAGGAAGAAGATGATGATGTAAAGAACCAGGCAGCAGCAGGAAGAGTAAATGAAGTAAAAGGTAAGAAAAACGTCGTATCTGCACTTGTTAACGCCTTGAGGGCTGGATTTAAAAAGAAGCCAATTGCTAAGGAAGATATGGAAGTGCTGGATGCTATGAAAGAGGGATCTGACGAAGATGGAGGCTTAACAGTACCAGCGGATATCTCTACAACGATTAGAACACTAAGACGTTCCGAAGATGCCTTAGAAACGATCGTAAGGACAGAACGCACAACAAAGGTAAAAGGCAGCAGAGTGTACGAAGTGAATGCAGATTCAGTTCCATTCGATACAGTAGACGAAGAAAGCCAGTTTCCTGATGTTGCAACTCCAGTTTTAAAGAAAGTTGAGTATGTGATAAAAAAATTCGGTGGAATCTTAAAAGCTACATATGAACTGCTGGAGGATTCCGACGAAAATATTATTTCTCACCTGGAAAACTGGATTGCAAGAAAAGTAAAAGCAACAAGAAATGCACTAATCATTAAAAAATTGGATGAAATGACGGATGGTTTTGAAATTGAAGCAACATCTGTCGATGATCTGAAAAACATCTTTAACGTCGAATTAGATCCGGCATTAGTCGCAGGATCGAAAGTGTTAACAAACCAGAGTGGTTTTAACTGGTTAGACAAATTAAAAGACAAAGAAGGAAATTACATCTTACAGAAAGATGTAACAAATCCGTCCAAAAGATTATTATTCGGCACATATCCGGTTGCAGTTATGTCTAATAAGACGATCAAAAATGGAGCTACTGGAAAGGTGCCGATTTATTGCGGAAACTTTGAAGAAGCGATCACACTGTTTGACAGAGAAAAGCTTACAATCGGAATTTCTACAGAAGCAGGAGATTTATGGAGTAAAGACCAGACTGGAATTAAAGTACGTGAACGATTAGACTGCCAGATCGTCGATGATATGGCGGTATATAAAGCAGAAATTCCGGCAGATCAGATCTCAGAACCAACAAAAAAATACAGAAGATCAGAACTGGAAGCAATGACTGTAGACGAAATTAAACAGCTTGCAACAACTAAGAGCTACACAATTACAAAGACAAAGAAAGATGAGATCATTGAAGAGTTTATCACAGCTCAGAAAGGATGATAAATGGATGCTGATGTACGTTCACAGCTTCTTGAAGAAGCGAGCGAATATCTAAAGGTTGAAGAAGACGATGTCGTATTCAATCTTGCATTTGATGCAGCATGTGAAACAGTGGCGGCAGCAGTTGGAAAGTTTGATGAAAACAGTGCAAGAATGAAACTTGCACTGTTTTTGATCATGCAGCAATTGTATGATAACCGATCTATCCTGGAAACAAAGAATAACGAGAAAATTTCGTACATTGCAAGAACGATCTTATTGCAGTTACAATTGGAAAATTATTCGGAGGATGAAGATGATTAACATCGGAGACATGAATAAAAAAATAGAGATCTATGGTTTTGGATGGGATAAGGATGAACTTGGACAAAAAATCAGAAAAGAAAAGTTAATTGCCAGAGTATGGGCAAAAGTTCGCCTGATCCGATCTTCCGAATCAATCAAGCTTCTGAAAAACGAAGCAACGGAAGAAATGCAATTTACGATCAGATATCGAAAAGGAATTGATAAAAACATGAAAATTCGATACAAGGATCAAATGTATGGAATTGATTCGGTAGAAAATGAAAACGAAGCGGATAGATTTCTGATACTGCATGCGGAGGCTGTAGAAGATGAAAATAAGAGCGAAAACAACATTTGTAGGTACATTTAACATGAAAAAAGATGAGATCAAAGAATGTGACGATCGAAGAGTCGTAAATGATCTGAAAAAACTTGGATTAGTAGAAGATGTACCAGAAGAAAAAGAATCGGTGTCCGATTCGGACACAATGGAGCAAAAAAACGATGTCAGATGAAATTGATTTTGAATTCGACACTGCTACGTTCGATGAATTACGAGAGAGTCTGGAGAAAGTAGCAAAGAGGTATCCGGATTATGCAGAAAAAGAACTAAAAAAAGAAGGAAGAGAATTCAGCAAGGCTGTAAGAAAAGAAGCTTTATCCGCTACAGATAAACACACAGGAAATCTTACAAAAGGATTCCGACTAGGACCAGTAAAGCATATCAATGGTGTAATCCTGGAAGAATTTATGGCAGAGGGAAGAAAAAATCCGCACTGGCATCTGGTTGAAAATGGTCATGAGATCATAACGCCATTTAAAAAGAATGGGAAAAAACTCAAAAATGGTGGTAAATGTGTTGGCTTTGTCCCAGGAAAAAGAATTGTATCAGCAGTTCTGAAAAACTGGGGCGGAAAGCACGAAGAACGACTAAGAAGAGTCTTACAAAGAGTAAAGGATGATGCAGGACTATGATCACGATTGATGATATGAAAAAAGCGGTCGTAGCCGCATTAAATGAGAACTTTGGTTATCCGTGCTATGAATTTGGAGTCGTAGAACAGATGGAATATCCGTGTTTCTTTGTACGTATCACAGAAAATGGAGAGCTGTACACGAAAAACAGGTATCAACAGCGTTACGCTGTAGAAATTGTTCTCATGCATGAAAGAGGCGAGCATGGACAAGAAATCAAAGTATTGAAAGATATTGAAAAAATAAAGCAAATCTTTTTATTTGCGATGCAGACGGAAAAGAAAAAGGTTCCGATAATGAATTTTGAAATGGAATACACCGGAGAACGTGGAAATGTTCCACGGATCACGTTTGATTCAGAATTCCTAGACAACTTATACAAACCATCGGATGCACCGCTAATGAAAGAATTAGAAATGAAGGAGGACTTAAACGATGGGAATGCCAAGCATTAACATTATATTCAGAGAACTTGCAAAGACATTTGAACAGAGAAATGACAACGGAATTGTTGCCTTAGTCCTTGCAAATAATTCTGGAATGAATCCGAAAGAATATAGACCGGGAGATGATCTGGATGCTTCGATTGCAAAAGATGCAAAAATACAAATCCAGTTTGCAATGGAAGGTGGAAGAGAAAAGCCGCAGAAAGTAATCTGCTTTTTTGGACAGTCTGAATATGCAGATCTTGATACGATCCTGGATGAACTAGACAATGTAAAATTCGATTATCTTACATTCGGATCAGCATTACAGGAAGATCAGAAAGCAAAAGTAACGAAATGGATCAAAGAAAAAAGAGAATCAGGAAAGAAAGTAAAGGCAGTTCTTGCAAATACAACAGCGAACGATGAAGGAATTATCAACTACACGACTGAAAGTGTGACGATTAGTGGAGAAGAATATGATGCTGACAAGTTTTGCTCAAGGATTGCAGGAATCCTTGCAGGAACACCGCTTACAATGAGCTGCACGTACACAGTTCTGGAAGATGCAGAAAGCTGTACAAAATTATCCAAAAAAGAAATGGATGAAAAGATTGATGCAGGGGAGTTTATTGTGTTTAGGGATGGTGATTACATCCGTGTTGCAAGGGGCATCAATTCATTAACAACTGTATCAGATACAAAAACAGATGATTTTAAAAAAATAAAGATGATTGATGTGATGGATCACGTTTCGACCGATCTTACAGATACGATCAAAAACAACTGGTTAGGGCAGTATCCGAATAATTATGACAACAAATGCTTACTATTAGCGAATTGCCAAGAATATTTGGATGGACTTGTATCAAGAACAATTTTATCAAGTGCGTCAATCGAAATTGACATCGAAGGAAACAAGAAATACCTAGAGAGCAAAAACGAAGACACTGTGAACATGACAGAAGATCAGATCAAAAAAGCGCTTACTGGGGAAAATGTTTTCTTAAGTTCACAGATGGGAATTCTTGACGCAATGGAAAACTTTAATATAGACATTGTAGTTTAGGAGGTACAAATGAAGACATTTGAAGATAATGACGTAATCAACGGCTCATGGGGAGAAGTATGGGTCGATAATGATTATATGGCACAAGCAACAGCACTGGAAGCAACAATCAAATTTACAAAAACAGACGTACCGCAGACAGGAAGATTGAATTCAGGAAAAAAAGTAACAGGTATCGAAGGAAGCGGAACGCTGAAATTAAATCACGCTTCATCTTATTTCAAAAAAAGAATTCTGACAGATATCAAAAATGGAAAAAACACACCATGCACGATTATTTCGAACTTAGATGATCCGACAGTGAATGGAAATGAGCGAGTTAAATTGACGAATTGTACGTTCGACGAAGTGAAACTTGTTGACTGGGAAGCAAACAAGTTAGGAGAAGAAAGTATTCCATTTACATTTACAACAGCCGAAATGCTGGATACAATCGACGATTAGAAGGAGAAAAAGAATGAATTTAATTGATAAATTATTAAGCGTAGACAAAGAAGAACTGATAAAAGAATGTACAAAAACATATCACAGTAAGAACATGGAACGACTGACTGGAGATGGAGAGATTACGCTGCGAAAAGTCAAAGAAAGAAAGCTGAGAGAACGTGCATTAAATACATTGGACAAGAAAGGAAACTTACTCCTGGTAAATGCACATGATTCAGATCTCCTTGTATTGATGGACGGAGTAAAAGAACCAAACCTAAAAGATGAAAGACTTTTAGAACATTTTGGAGCAGCAACACCAAAAGACTTAGCTGAATTATTGTTTGATGGAGAGATACAGGAGATCTCAGATGCAATCAATAATTTTTATAAGGACCAGGAAGACGAAGCAACAGAGAATGATGTAAAAAACTAATTTACGAAGACGGAGAGATCAATACCATGTACTGGTTATTCCGTCTTCATAATATTTTACCAAGAGATTTTACAGAAATGAGCAGTCATGAGCAAATGATCATGGCTGCTTTTGTGCATCAGGAGATTGAAGATATAAGGAAGGAGAATGAACAACTAAATGGCAAATAGATTTGTGGATGCAACGTTGCGTTTAGTGGATAAGTTCTCCTCTCCGCTTTCCAAAGCAACCGCAGAAATGCAAGCGAAGGGAAGACAGATCCAGAAAACGGCAAATAGCATCAAGCGAACTGGAAAAAACTTAGAATCCGTAGGGACATCGTTGGAAAAAAAGGTAACGGTGCCGATTATCGGAATCATGGCCGCTTCTGGAAAAATGGCGGACACATTTGAAAAGGATATGGGGCAGGTAAACACACTGCTCGATAATCATAATCACTTGAAAAGCTATAAAAACATGGCAATCAAGACATCAAATGAAACAGGCATAGCACTGCATACGATATCCGAAGGAGTTTACCAGATGATTTCCAGTATTGGAGACTCTGGAACAAAAACACAAAAGATTTTCAATGTTGCGGCAAAAGCTGCAAAGGGTGGCGGATCATCTGTACAGGAATCCGTGGCACTGATCAGCTCTGCTATGAAGGGGTATGACAGTGTAAATGTAAAAACAGCACAAAGCATCTCAGACATGGCTTTTCAGACTCAGAAATTAGGGGTCACAACCTATAAAGAATTAGCGGCATCGATGCAACCGCTATTCCCGTTGGGAAAATCATTAAATGTGTCATACCAAGAACTCTTTGGATCTATGGCAACCTTGACAGGTGTTACTGGCAATACTGCGGAAGTTACAACACAGATGAAAGGATTGTTCACAGGTTTGTTAAAACCAACAGAATCCATGAGCAAACTGATGAAGAAATACGGTTATGAAAATGGTCAGGCTATGATAAAAGCAGAAGGAATGCAGGGAGTGCTGAAAATCTTGCAGAAAGAAACAGGTGGGCAGTCAAATAAGATGGCTCAGCTTTTTAGCAATTCAAGAGCATTAACCGCAGCGTTGGCACTGACTGGAAGCCAGTATGAAACGTTCAAAGAGAAGACTGCAAAGATGGGGAAAGCTCAGGGATCAACGGAAAAAGCTTTACAAGATATGCAGACATCTATGAGTAAGCTTCGAAAAACAATCAATGTTGTAAAAAATTCATTAACTGTATTTGGAAGTGCAGTATTACAGATAGTAGTACCGCCAGCAACAAAGGCAGCGAACAAGCTCAGCGAGTTGACAGATAGATTTTCGAAGTTGTCTCCAGAAACGCAGAAATTTATTGTGAAAGTAGCATTGATTGTAGCGGCAGTTGGTCCGGCGATCGTGATTATCGCGAAACTAACACAAGGAGTTGGTGCGCTGTATTGGAATGTCGGAAGAATGATAAAAACTGTCCAAGGGGCAGAAAGTTTTGCTTCTTTAATTACTCCGGGTGGAAAAATTGTTTTAATTTTGACAGGAATTGCAATTGCTGCAGTTTTGGTATACAAAAATTGGAATAAAATTACGGCAGCAGCAAAAAATATGCAAAAAACGGCAGTCACAGCACTGAATGCAGCAGGCGTTGATACGAAAAAACTAGGATCAACTGTAAAGAGCATTGCTAAGACAGCTAGTTCAGCATTTGGAACAATAGGAAAAGGAGCAGGAAAGATTATAAGTGGCTTAAGGCCAGTAGCAACATTTCTTTCTGGAGCATTTAAAAAAACGTTTAATATTGTTTTGAGATTTGTAGTAGCAAGATATGTTGGATGGCTGAAATCGACGATTGATGTTGCGCATGGAGTCACAACAGCATTTAAAGGAATTATAGAATTTATTTCAGGCGTATTTACTGGAAACTGGAAAAAGGCATGGAATGGAGTAAAAAATATATTCAAGGGAGCATTTGAAGCACTTGTTGGTATTGCAAAAGCTCCACTTAATACAGTGATTGGACTTGTGAATACAGCAATCAGTGGATTAAACAAGGTTAGTGTAAAAATTCCATCATGGGTGCCTGGAAAATATGGTGGAAAACAATACGGTATCAATATTCCTAAGATTCCAATGCTAGCAAAAGGAACAAATAACTGGAGCGGTGGAATTGCGCAGATCAATGAGAAAGGTGGAGAAATTGTAGATCTTCCAAGAGGAAGCAGAGTTTATCCACACGACGATTCTGTCAGAATGGCACGGAATGAAGAAAAGAAAGTCTACAAGATAGAAAAACTTGCGGACACAATCATCGTAAGAGAAGAAGCTGACATTGATAAAATTGCTGAAAGAATTGCAGACAAACTAGAAGCAGTACCAGCATAAGGAGAACGTTATGGAAATATGGTTAAACAATGGAAATGACAAGATCCGGTTCCCGGTATTGCCATCAAGTTTCAAAATCGGAACGTCACAAAACAACACGTCAGAAAATGTGCATAGAAAAGGAGAAATAAATCTGTTAGGCGAAAGGAACTTAGAAACAGTAGAGCTAAGTTCCTTTTTTCCAGCTCAGGAATATGATTTTTGTCAGTACAAAGGATTTAATACAAATCCATATACGTACATCAATAAGATAAAGGACTGGAAACAGAACAAGATCACTCCGACACTTGTGATAACTGGAAGAGCCGATTTTAACAAGTATGTATCTATAGAATCTTTGGAGTATGGAGAAGAAGATGGATCAGGAGATGCAGCATTTACAATCAGTTTAAAAGAGTACATCACAATATCTTATTCAGAAACAAAGAAAAAAACATCGGGAGGGAAAAAAGTAAAAAAGAAATCTGGAAAGAAAAGAAACTCAAAGAGTAAAAAGACTATAAAATATACCGTTCGATCTGGAGATACATTAAAAAAGATTGCCAAGAGCAAAACAGGAAAATCTGCCAACGCTTCGAAGATCTATGCAAAGAATAAAAGCGTGATCGAAAAAGCGGCAAAAAAACATGGTAGAAGAAGCAGTAGTAAAGGAAGATATATTTATCAGGGAACGAAGTTGGTGATAACGGTATGAAAATTACATGGAAAGGAAATGACATATCTGATTTGGTTAATACAGTAACGTGGTCAGGAAGTGCTTATTCATCTGCACGATCCTTAGAATTTGCTCTTCCAAATCCAGCAGGAGATCCGAATGTAAAAACGCCAAACATAAAAACAGGCGATCTTATTTGTTTTTATGATGGTTCCAAGAAAAAGTTTTATGGAAAAGTTACAAAAAGAGAACGAAAAGGCGAAGCAGGTACAATAAGCTATACAGCGTACGATTATTTATTGTATCTGACCAGGAGCAAAGGAACGTACAAATTCAAGAAAAAAACGCCTGAACAGATCACAAGACTGATTTGCAAAGATCTGAAAATTAAAGTAAAAAACATTGCAAAAACAAAAGTAAAAATTAAGAAAATGCTTTTTACAGATAAAGAATATTACAATATGATTCTTGCAGCGTATACAAAAGCCCGAAAAAAAACAGGAACAAACTACCAGATCTTAATGGAAGGTGATCAATTATCAGTGATCAAAAAAGGAAAAATGTTAGATGTTACGCTAAATCAAAGCGAAGGCATAACAGAATCAAGTTATGAAGAAACAACTGATAACATGATCAACAAGGTTGCAATTTACAACTCCAAGAACAAAAAAATCGGTACAGTATCTAATAAAAACTGGATCAGCACATATGGAACATTTCAGGATTCTTTATCTGTTGAAAAAGGAAATGGAAAAAAAGAAGCAAAGAATACCTTAACAGGATTAGAAAAAACAGCATCTCTAACAGCAATTGGAGATATAAGGTGTATCTCTGGTTATGGAATCAAAATTCACGATGTAGATTCTGGACTTGACGGAAATTTTTGGATTGAAAATGATTCACACACTTTTGAAAATGGAATCCATACAATGACGCTAGAACTGGCGTTTAAAAATATCATGGAAACAGAAAGTGATGATACCGAATCAAGTTCAAGTTCTGGAACTGTAAGTACAGGCATATTAAACGGAAGAAAAGTGAAAGCCTTATTTACAGCATATTATCCGGCATCAAATAAAATGGAGGGTGGACATTATGATTGTAAAGGAAAGAAGCTTGATCCAAGTAAATATACATGTGCTGCACCTGGTTCTGTGAAATATGGAACGCAAATACAAGTGCTTGGAACAAAAACGAGCAGAGATAAAAAAGTTCATAAGGTTAATGATCGTGGTGGCGCAATAAAAATTGTAAATGGCATGTATCACTTTGACTTGCTCATGAAAACAAAAGCTCAGTGCAACAGATTTGGAAAACGAACAGGATATGCGATCATAGGAAATGGAACAGGATTCAAACAAAAGAAAGTTGATACCAAGCAAGCAGATAAAGTAATATCAAAAGCCAAAAAATACATAGGAAAAGTAAACTATGTATTTGGAGCATCGTCACCTGATTTGGGAAAAAGTGATTGTTCAGGTTTTACGTCATTTGTATTTCGAAAGGCGACAGGGAAGCAGATAGGAAGAAGTGCAAACGTTCAGGCGACAAGAGGAAGTAAGGTACAGAAAAAAGATCTGAGAAAAGGAGATCTTGTAATCTTCCAGGGAACATACAAAGCAGGACCATCGCATGTTGGCATTTACATCGGATCTAATAAATTTATTCATTGTTCTAATGCTGGAGTAAGAATAAGTAGCTTACAAAATGGTTACTATGCAAAACATTGGATGCAGGGAAGGAGAATCTTGTAATGAACGCATATGAAAGAATGTTAGAAGTTATGAGAAAACAAGGAAAAAAAGATAATCCGGCATCAATTGAAATTGCTTATGTCTCAGATGGACAAGTAATCCATCATGGACAGAAATTGGACAAAGATGATTATTTAATTACAGAAGGATTATCTCTGAAAAATGGAGATAAAGTTCTGATCGTACAGATAAACGATGAAGAATATGTAGTTATATGCAAGGTGGTGAGTGCGTAATGTTTCCGTTTGAGAAAGATACAGAAGAATTAGAAGAGGAAGAAGAAATTGAATATTATCCGAAAGAATATGATATTGATTTCTCTTCTGGAAAACTAAATGGGAAAATAGCAGAAGGAGCAAGAGCGTTAGCTGTATGGGCGTATTTTACAATTAAAATTGAAAGATATCGTTTTGTGCAGTATTCGTGGGAATACGGATCAGAAATCAATGATTTGATAGGATATACGCATTCTGATGAATATGTAAAAAGCGAGATAAATCGACTCATAACAGAATGCTTGGAACCGAATGCCTATATCACAGGCATAACAGATCTTGAAGTAGACAGAAGCAAAGAAACAATGAATATAAAATTCAGATTGCTAACAGAGTATGGAGATGAGGAGATGAATATAGATGTATGAAGATATGACAATGGATGTGATCATGGAAGAAATGATGGAAGAAATGCCAGATGGATTGGATACATCTGAGGGATCACTAATTTATCACTCATGTGCAAAACACGGAGCAAGACTGGAAGAAGTATATACAGAATTGTCGGCACTTGTTGATAATCAGTACAGCGACACTGCTGATCTGGATCATTTGGTAAGATTCGGACAAGAAAAAGGTGTGTACATAGAAGAAGCAACACCAGCACAATTTGAAGGTGTATTTAATGCAACTGTACCGATTGGAACGGAATTCAGCGGAGATGATTACAACTACATTGTAACAGATGTGATCAATGAAGAAGAACATAAGTATAGACTGGAATGTGAAGATGCAGGAACAGAACCAAATGGATGGACCGGAGATCTTATGTGCCTGGACGACATCGACGAGTTAGAAGATGCACAGTTGACGAAATTATTGGTTCCAGGAACAGACGAAGAAGATGAAGAATCTTACAGGATGCGAATAGAAGATTCTTTTGGAATTAAACCGTTTGCAGGAAACAAAGCATACTACAAAGAAGAAGTAGAAGCGATCGATGGAGTTGGTGGAGAAAAGACATACAGGAGAAAAGGCAGCAGTATATCAGCTGTTATCATATCAGATGAATACAGAAAAGCATCGAAGGAGCTGATAGATTCAGTACAGACGCAAGTAGATCCGGTACAAAATCATGGAGAAGGAATTGGAATTGCTCCGATAGGTCATGCTGTGATCATATCAACCGTAAATGAGTATACAGTAAATGTATCAGCAGTAGCGACTTACGATACTGGATACTCAGCAGAAGGTTTGAAAACGCAGATTGAAGATGCGATCGAAGAATATATGTTATCACTGCGAAAAACATGGGTTGATACAACTTCGATTATTGTGAGAAGGGCAGCAATAGAAAACGCGATATACAATATTGACGGAATTACAGACGTAACAAACGTACTCATAAATGGCGGTACTGAAAACATTACGTTGCAAGAAAATGTAATACCAATAAAGGGAGCGGTGTCATGCAGTTAGAAATCCCGGCAGCAATAGAGAACATAGATGAAATCATGGCAATTTATGCAGCAGAAGAAAAGGTTGGGCAACGCCTGGAAAAAGAAATAAGGGATAGAGATCTTGATACTTGTATTCGCACAGCAACCGAATACGGAATATCGAGACGAGAAAAAATCCTAAAAATACAGCCGCAGGATACAGATAGCCTGGAAGATCGAAGATTTAGAGTGCTAATAAAATGGTACGACGATTATCCATATACATACAACGATCTCTTAAATCGCTTAAATAATCTACTGGGCAATGGAAATTATACACTGGTAGTATTGCCAGAAGAAATGGAACTGAAATGTTTAGTGGAACTAACAAGGAAGCAAATGTATGCTGATTTTGAAAAATTAATGGATGAAATTGTTCCGATGAACATGACAATGGACATAGGGTTACGATACAACCAGCACGAAACATTACATGCATTTACACATGATTATTTGAAAAAATACACACATGAACAGGTTAGAAATACTGTTCTGAAAGGAGAATGAAGATGGCAACGAAGACAACGAATTATGGATTGGAAAAACCGGACGGAACAGATTTTTATGATGTCGATGTACAAAACAGCAACATGGATATTATCGATAAACAAATGAAAGCAAATGCTAATGCTATTACGCAGCTAAATTCTGAAAGAGCATTTTTATCAAAAGTATTTTCTGGAACAAGCAACAAAATGATTTACTGGCAAAGATGTCA